CTCTTGATAATAGCGGCGTCAAGCTGTTCAGAGAGTTTATCAAGGTCAAACCTTGTAATCTCTCTGTCATCTATCTTATATGATTTCACACTTCCGCTGATAAGCGCTACCTGCGCTTCTGTCAGCTTAGTGACCATCTTGTCATAGTGTTCGTAAAGGATCTTTGCTTGTGTTTTGGTTATCATATCTTACCTCACCAATCGTCGTACATCTGTTTCTTTCGGCGTGGCTTCAAAGGCATAGATGATTTCGGCGCTGCCTTTTCTGCCTGCTTCTTATTACCGTTTTCAGCAAGCTGATTTAACCTCGCTTCTATCGCTTCATAGTCAGGCTTTAGCAGCACTGCGGCGGCGTTAGCGTAGTTACGGCAGTCAAGGGCTTCATTTCTCTCATGCCCGGGTATCTTTTCCC